GGGCCCCTTACCCAGGGGAACGGGGTGGATTCGAACCACTACCGTTATACTCTTGGCTCAGACTTCATGCAAACGCAGAGAGGTCAACGGCAATCGCCCAAGAGACTCTTCGATTTAAGTGGAGAGTAAAACACTACCTTCTATCGTGAAGGCCACGGACAAAGACCCAAGTCATTAAGACTTGGCGGCCGGTGCTGTCCACACCAAACCTAACTCGGACTCAAACTTGGCTCTTGAGAACCGACCCGCGCCAGAGATTATAGCCTCTGACAGACGCTCGATAGCAACTCGAGCAGCAACAGACGCATCATCAGTACGCTTAACTGCATTCAGCGACTCGGCAGTCGTAGGATTGGAGGGGTCAACAACTTCAATTACCCTATTCCTAGTATCCAACGCAGCCATCACCGCAGAAAACAGAGAATTTAACTGAGTATGCTTCAGAAAAACATAACCATAAACATTATCAGGAAACTGTACATCAACATCAACAGGCTTCGAAAGGAAACCTTGAAGAGACTCCCTAGTAGTATCACGACCAGACTGCGTTTGAAAAGCTTCACCCGCAGCCACAGACAGAAAATCAAGGAATTCCATATACGGAACCCAATTACGAGAAAAGTACGGAAGAGTGGAAGAGTTAATCGGTGCGTAAGGCATCTTCGAATTCAACATCCGAGAGTCCGCTTGTACTCTCAGGACGCGGAATGCGTCTCTTACCCTTATCACCCTTTCCATTAAAACGCTTATAACTTTTATCAAACTCAGTAATAGACCTTGCAATAGGTAAATCATCGAAAAACCCTTCAACAACACTCGGGTTTTCAGCAAAGGAAACCAGAGAATCGCTGGAGAGATTCTTCTCCTTAATTGCGACACGCAGACCTCTTTTAAAAATAGAGTTAGTAGTAGCAACCAAAGCCGCAATCTCTAAAGATAGCGGAGAAAAACCTTCTTTAATATCTACACCCATAATTCTAATAAAAAGCTTCCAGGGATTACGAGCTGCATCAGCAGCAGTGATGTGATAATTCGGAATGAACTTCACAGTAAAATCCCTAGCAGCAGCAGACACTGAAAATCTACAGATAGTACCTTCGGAAACCCTAGCCATTCGGGTATCCACAAGACCGACAGTCGCGCCACCTGCACAATTCTCGGGAATTGTCCAAACGCCTACAACTGCGACACCTAAAAGAGTAACAAACTTATGCTTAGTAAGATCTACTCCGCGGAGGAGATCGACAGGAACAAAAGACTCATACTTATGGGCTTTAATAACAGAATACTCAGTAATAGAAAGAAAACGGAAGACCGAGAAGAAGTCGGGGAGAAGCTTGTCAACCCAAGAAATTTTAATAAAATCTTTGGGTTTCAAAGCCTCTTGCACAGACACTTTCTCTACTGACATGACGAATTAGACTCTTTAAAAAACAAAGATCTAAAAAGGTACTTATCTCCAAGGTACTTGCATAAAGAATTAATAGCAAAGCTGCTACCCCCGCTGTGAGGCAAAACCTCGTGGATAGCATCATCAAGGAGATGGAAATAAGCACCATTAAACAACGGCTTAGCAACATCACAGAGGGACACCCTGAATTCTTCAAGGTGATCCCAGTCCGTGATGTTCTTCGCCCCTAACTTACCTATTAACTTTAAGGGGTCAGGATACACTATACAACCAGTGGAGTGAACGATCACGTATTTACCGCAGAAGTACCCGTATTTCTTTAAGAACAACTTCGCCTCAAAGTTCCACATCAGATTCGCAGTCTGTTGAATATTATCTGTGGGGATACCTCTAGGCAGGTAAATGAGTGAATCGTCTCCACAAAAACTAGCTTTAATACACTTATCTAAGGGTAACATACTACTAACACACGCGGCAATAATAAAAGTATTTCCTATAAAAGTAGTAACATCCCCAGATTTCCGCTGGTAATAAATGACGGTTTTGATTCCAGCTTGGAAATCTTTTAAAACGGTTCTCTGGTGACCTCTTTCCCAAATTCTGGCGAGGATGTCATCTAGCCCGAGACGTTCCCAAATAGCCATTTCGATAGCAAAATGAAAGTCGTTTTGCGACTTATCATACTTGGAAACGTCGAGCTCGATCACATCCATGTCGTTATTTGCACTGAGATCAGAAAAGAACACTTCAAGATCCTCCGGGGTTTTCCTCGTATAAAAGAAAAATTTTGAATTATCTACAGAAGCTAAAAAGGACTCTGTTAAATATTTAAAAACAGGACCAAAAATTGCGTTAATAACTTTCGGATGGTAAACAATAGTCTGTAGAGCAGGATACTCGGATTGGATGGATTTATCGAGTTTAGCCTTCGGTTGTCTCTTGATCATATGCATATAAGTATCAACCGGAGGCAGATCAATGAAATCATAATTCGCTAACTGACCCAAAGAAATTTGAGACTGTCCTGAGTACCAGTCATAAAAGCTTC